AATTGGACTTACTGGAAAATATGTTAAAACAAGTTATGGTTCTATTGGAAATGCACATTATAACCATTAACAAGAAGGTAATTCAGCTAGTGGAACACCAGCTTTTAGAACACACTATGCTGGTATAGGATTCACATATGATCCTTTTAGAGATGCATTTATTCCACCTAAGCCAGAAGATCCTAACAACCCAGATAGATATGTTCTTAACGAAAAAACTTGTTTATGGGATGACACTTTAGAGAAATCTGTTAATATAGGAGTGAAAAGAATATGATGAACCGTTTTGATTTGAAACTTGTAGATAATGTATTTGTTAAAATGATGCATTTAAAGGCTATTGGTGATATTCATTCTGGCCATGCACATTTGTTTGACCATATTACTTTGCTTGCAACAGGTTCGGTTAATATGAAACATGATAAGGGTGAAGAGGAATTTACTGCACCACAGTTAATTGTCACACCTAAAGGTATCACACATGAATTTATTGCTACAACCAATGATGTTCTTTTATGTTGTATTCATGCTATCCGTGATGGTAGTACAGTAGATGATGTGGCCGAACAGACTATTACACCAGAACAAGCAGCAGAATTATTAACTAAATTTCCATTAATTCAAAGTGTTACCTAAAGTTCTTATTGTTAAAAATTTTGTATCGCAAGATGTTTGTGATAGCTTGAATGCTTGGGTTGACGAAGGTGTTAAAAACAAATGGTTGGATTTGGGTGTTAGTAAAGGGGATCATGAATATGAAAAAAGATTAACAACAAGAATGTATGGTGATAGATTTGAGTACCCTGAAACAGCTTATGCAACATTTAATAAAATAACAAAACATTTTGGGTATGAAAATCTTTTAAAAAGTGTAACGGGTGGGGGTAAAAATGGAATTGTTGTAAGTTGCACTTTTCCAAAAGGGGATGTGTATTTACACAAAGATCCAAAAGAAGGCACTTTAGATGTTTTAAGATGCAATATATTGACACGCAAAGCAGATGCTGGTGGCGTATTGCATGTGGATGGTGAACAGATTGATATTGATGTGGGAGATTTACATTGTTATGTAGCTTCTGCATGGTCACATTATGTAACTGAAGTACAAGGTTCTACATCACGGGTTTTATGGATGTTTGGATATCAAGTGTAAAAATTAATATGTTTATAAGTAAAGAGAGAAATTTTATTTATCTAAGGGTTCCTAAAACTGGATCCACTTCAATGATGAATTATCTAATAGATAATTTAGGAAGTAATGAAGGCACAATTCATACACTTATGAATATATTTCAATGGGAAGGTAAAAATCTTCCTGTAGAAAAAGAAAAATTGTGGCCACATTCAAATATAACTGAAATTCTAGAACATAGAATTATAGACAATCATTTTTTAGAAAAAACAAATATATATGCTTGTTTAAGAAATCCTGTAGAAAGATTTTTAAGTTGTTGTTACCACTTTGAAAAACTCGAAAACGATGTAAATAAATTGGTTGAAAAAGGTTTAAAATTATACACAGAATCAAATTTTCCAATTTTTTGGCCACAATCAAATTGGTGTTTTTTTAATAATAAACCCGTAAATAAAATTTTTTTATATAAAGATTTTGACAAAGCCGCACAAGAAATGACTGGACTCAAAGGTATTGTTAATTATCAACATAGAGATGATTCAGAACAAATTAATAATATAACAACTTTAGATTTCAATTTAGTACAAGAAATTGAAAAACTCTATATTGATGATGTCATTTTATATAAATCATTAATTAGTAATTCAATCTAATTACCAATCCTCCTATTAGATAAATACAAGATAATAGGAGAGATTGGATGGCAACCCAAATAACTAACAGAAATGACTTCAAGCAATATTGTCTGCGTAGACTAGGCTTTCCTGTCATTGAAATTAACGTAGACGATGACCAAGTGGAAGACCGTATTGATGATGCACTTCAATACTGGCAAGACTATCATTTTGATGGCTTACAAAAAGTATATTTTATTAGGTCCGTAACTGGTTCCGAAATCATTTCTGATATAGATATTTCAAACCTTTATGGTACTAACATGATGGCCAACAATGTTTTTGTTGGAGCCACATCAGGTTCTATTGCTACTATTCGTGCTGGTGCTTTTGGTGGTATCGATAAAACAACCATTTATGTTATAGGCAACCAAGCCTTCTCAAATGGTGAATCAATTCTATATTACAGTAACACAACAGGATTAACACCAACTGGTGCCAATGTTGTTTCATATACGATGGGTGATGTGGATAGAAGATACTTAGACTTATCCGACACCAAAGACCAACAAGGTAATGCCATGGAAATTGTTGGTGTTCCAAGAATTTTTCCGGTAACCGATTCACAGGCCACGGTCAATATGTTTGACCTTAGATACCAACTTCGACTGAATGAGTTGTATGACTTCACCTCAGCGTCCTACATCAATTATACTCTAACACAACAACACCTGCGTTCTTTAGAATTGATGTTTACTGGTGAAGTTCCAATACGATTCCAAAGGCATATGCAAAGACTCTACATCGATTGGGCTTGGGGTTACTCAGAAGCACCAGTAGGATCTACAGTAGTTGCCGAATGTTATGCCAATATTAATCCTGATGTATATAAAAAGGTGTGGGACGATAGGTGGTTAAAACTTTATGCTACAGCACTCATCAAACGCTCTTGGGGTTCAAATTTGAAAAAATTTAATAACTTACAATTACCAGGAGGCGTTACACTTAATGGTGATAAAATATATGATGAGGCCGTAGAAGAAATTGATAAGTTACATGCTGAAATGGAAACACAGTACGGTTCGCCGCTTGAATTTTTCCTTAATTGAGCAATAACTATAATGGCAACTTCACATTACTTTGGCAACTACAACAATAAAGGTGAGCAAAGACTCATTGAAGACATTATTGTTGAGTCTATTAAAATCATGGGTACAGATGTTTTTTACATACCCAATGACAATGATGTGGCTAGAGATTTGTTATATGGTGAAGATCCTGTCAAAAGGTTTGAAGCTGCATATCCAATTGAAATTTATCCAACTAATGTGACAGAGTATGGTGGTGAGAAAGAATTCTTCTCTAAATTTGGATTAGAAATTAAAAATCAAATGTCAGTCATCATGTCTAAGAGGTCTTTTTCACAAAGAGTACCACAAGATAATTTCTCAAGACCAAGAGAAGGTGACTTATTGTACATTCCATTTTTAAATGGTACTGGTGAGTTGTATGAAATTAAATTTACAAATCAAACTAAAGACTTCTTTATGTTGGGTAGACAAGCTCCTTACTTCTATGAATTGGAACTTGAGAAATTCCGTTACTCACAGGAAGCCATTCAAACTGGTGTTACAGATATTGATTCTGTGGTTACTGATTCTGCTTACACTATAAATCTTTATGTTGGTGCAGGTAATGATACCAACTACATACTTAAAGAAATTGTTTTCCAAACACCAACGATGTATCAAGCAAATGCTACAGCGGTAGCTCTTGTGCAATCTTGGATTCCAAGAATTGGTGTTCTATCGGTTACCAACATTGCTGGTGAGTTTTTGGAAAATCAACTTATTGTTGGAGCTTCCAGTAATGCACAGTTTATGTTGACATCATTTGATCCTTTAGATGCTTCATCTAGAAAAGAAAACTACGACAATCAATACATAGATACTCAAGCTGGCAATATTGTTGATATGTCTGAAATTAATCCATTTGGAAAATTATAATGGCCAATATATTCTATAACCGAGTAATGAGAAAACTTGTCGTGGGTTTTGGTAACCTATTCGACAAGATTACTTTGGTTCGTTATAACGCTGACAACTCAGAAGCAGAACGATTCTTGGTGCCTATTGCTTATGCAGCCAAAGAAGATTATGTGATGCGTCTTGAAGGTGATTACAATTTGGACAAAAAAGTTCAGATGACATTACCTCGTATGTCTTTTCAGATGACAGGAATGAAATATGATTCTTCTCGTAAATTAAATACCAATGTTAAATCTTTTGCACAACAATCTGGCGGTGGCATATCCGCACAATACAATCCAGTACCATACGACTTTGATTTTTCTTTGTTCATCTATGTAAGAAACATTGAAGATGGTACACAGCTGATTGAACACATCATACCATACTTTACACCAGACTACACAATCAAACTCAATCTTATTCCTGAGATGGGAATTACCAAAGAAATTCCTATCATATTGAATAGTGTTGATATGCCTGTGGACTTTGAAGGTGATAGAGAAAGAGATACCAGAGTTATTATATGGACTTTGGACTTTACAGTCAAAGGATTTATCTTTGGTGGTGTTTCAGATAACATTAAGATTATCAAAACATCTATCACAAATATATACAATGAAATATCACCTGATGATGTGGTGATATTCAATATGACACAACAAGGTATTGGTCAATATCAAATTGGTGAAACGGTATATCAAGGTTATTCACACACATTGTCTACGGCTTCAGGTAAAGTAGTTGAGTTTAATAATAATCAATTACATTTGTCAAACATTACTGGTAACTTTGTTTCTGGTCAACCTGTGTATAGTGTGATATCAAATTCAAATTATGCATTTGATTCTTATGTTGTACAACCACATAAGTATGTTGAAATTACAACAACACCAAATCCAATTAACGCCACACCAGCAAACAATTATACATATACCACAGTCGTAACGGAGTATCCAAACTAAAATGCCATCATTTACACTTACAGGCGGTACAACTATTAACGGTGGTGTAACCATCACCACTTATATTGCTCCATTTATTGGACAAGATAATCCAGCTAACGCTTTGGAACCTAATGCAACTGCGTGGGTTTTGATGGATGGTCCTTTCTATAATACACCAGGAGTTCCAGCTTCTGGATTCAAAGGTGGCGCAAGTTGGAGAAAGATGGCTCCAGCAACAATAACTAATGGCAAAACAGATTATATCTACGGCAACGAGCGTGTATATTGGGATGGTACAAATTGGTTATATACAAATGAAGTATATAGTGTAGTAACAACAATAAGTGCTGGTACAGGTGGTGCTTGGCCATGGTTAGCAGTATGGACAACAAATTATACAGGCGCAAAAATTACAGGCAGTTATGCAAAAACAACTAACTATCCAGCAGTACCTTAAAAGGAAATAAAAATGGGATTAATATTAGGAAAACAAATAACAACCACCGGACACCAAAATGTTTCTGGAACAAATGATAGTATTGGATTTTTTCCATATGCATGGCCAGAATACAGTCAAATTCAACTTGGTTGGAGAGTTGTTGAACATCCTGATTGGATAGTAACAAATGTAAATGGAAATGAACATGTTATTGAAATTTCTGGTGGCACTTTTGTATCTGGTAGCTTTTACGCTTTTGTTAGTTCAGCTGGATTTACAATCACAGGCGGCATCACATTAATTTCCCAGTAATTTTAGGTCACAATTAAGGAAATAAAAATGAGTTTAACAATAAATGGCGGAACAACAATTAATGGTGGATTCACATTAACTTCTCAACCTATAATACCACCAGGGATTTCATTTACAATATTGGATACAGATTTTGCTAGCGTAGCATATGTTGGTCCAGGTATTACGGGTTTCGGTCAATCTATTGGAATGTTAAGCAGCAGAACAAATGCTAC